AGCCTTTTCAGCACCTTCCAGCGTTTGGTTTGCACGTTTTTGTAGGCGTTGGCTTCGTCAATCACAATCAAATCAAAGCCGCCTTCGGCGATTACATCCTCGACGATTTCTACCCCGTCGTAGTTAATGATGATGAACTCGCTGGGGCCAGCCACGATGTTGCGGCGCTTCTCGGCTTTGCCGTGTGCAATATCAACCGTGCGGTGCATTGCAAATGTGAACAAGTCCTTGCGCCATGCTGAGTCCATGACCGACAGGGTACATATCACCAGCACACGCTTGATTATCCCCAAGCGCATCAGATAATCCGCCGCCCATATTACTGAGGCAGTTTTACCGGTGCCTTGCTCGTTGAAGCAAAACGCCCGCTTGTGCATGGTGAGAAATTCTGAGGTAACTTTTTGGTGGTCGAACGGTTTGTATAGTCCGGGCCAACTGTACCTACCCGCTATGGGTGATGGGGCTTTGATGCCAAGGTTTTTAAGCACGATAGATTCCTCGTGCCCCCAATGAACCAGCACCTTGGCTACCCCTGAATCGTTCTCCAAAACTTTGCTTTTAGGTATCACCGTGGTGATGCGATCAGGGTTTCGCACCGTCAGCAGCAATGCCTTGTTGTCAATGATCTCCATCCTCGCTCCAATAGTTATGCACTCCAAACACGGTCTGTGTTCAGAGGTTGCCGGTCTTTCCCGGCTGTCCGTTAAGCCAACCCACTAAAAGGAGACGCAGGGTCTTAACTGGTGTGGTTATGGGGGCAAAATCATGAATGAAAATCCCCGATGCCTGCTATCACTCACACCTTACTTTACAGGCACCTTGTGTAGTAGAACGAACCCAACACTACACATTCTTTTTAACCGAGCCGTCGCTGTTGCGTTTGAACGACCGGTTGTTGCTTCGACTGACCAGCCGCAAGTTTTTCTTGCTGTTGGTGCCACCCTTGGAGAGCGGCTTCTTGTGGTCGATGTCCAAACCTTCGCGCTTGTCGGCTTTGCCGTTGCCGTTCTTGTCGACACCGGTTTTGTCCATTTCCCTACGGGCTTTTTGTCGCTCCATGCGGCGCTCAAAGGCGGCACTACCTACGGGCTTGTTAACCTGCTTTTTGCGGTCGGCAGGGTTCTTGTATGACATTATTGGCTCCTACCATTGTGGTCACAGCTTAGCACCGGGCACCACTTACTACAAGTGAAATTCTGCTTGGGGTTAAACACGCCCGTTTCGTAGGCGGTTTCACGTGAAACCAGCAGGTTATCAAGCTCTGAGAAAATACGCAAGCCAGTATCGGCTTCAAAATCCGCTTTGATAAAGCTCTCTGCCACCACGAACAGCAAGCCAGCTTTGATGCGCTTGACTTCCGGGTAGTGGGTGAACACGCAAGCTGCCATCAGCGCCAGCTGCTTTGTATCCGCGTATCTACTACTCTTGCCTGTCTTATAATCAATTATACGGGCTTCTTCTTTATCCCTATCAATTATAAGCAAGTCCGCGATACCACGGAACCAAACATCTTTATCAAAGAAACCACAGGGGGCCAAGCGTCCGTCGACCTTTTTTAGCCCCATTTTCTGTTCACACAAAAACTCGCCCGGGATTTTCTGCAACTTCTCCAGCATGGGGAGCATGTATGCGTACTTACCGGGCAGTGGGGTGCCATCCCGAATGAAGTCCTCAGCCGCTTTGTGAACGTCTGTGCCATACATCATTGCCTCGCTGGGGGGTTCAACGATGTCTTTGGCTACCCGCAGATGATAATATTTCTTCGGGCACTGATCAAAAAGCGTAATGCTGGAGTAACTCCAAGCTGGGACGGTCATCTTTGTGCGTCTTCTTCAGCGATTTTTATACAGTTTAGCGCAATTTTGGTACTTACGATAGCCTCCACCGCATAGTGTTGGGCTACTTGGTAGTCCTTATTCAACATAGCTTCGTGCATTAGTTTTAGGTTTTTCTCAGCCTCCATCGTGGGCTTCGCGTAATCAACAATCTCCGTATGAACGACCATATCCAGCCTCGCAGTTAAGTGGTATTCCCTCAGCCCAGTCGGGCACGTAGCGCATGCACTCCATGACATACGCCATAGCCTCTTCGGCTTGCGCTTCAGGGGCAATGCAAGCCACAGCGTCGTGAACCGTAAGCACGACTTTGTAGCGTTTGCTGATTCTCAGCATTTGCTCACCGATGATACACCGAGCTAGCGCCTGACAGATGTTTTCAGTTAGCTTGCCACCGTAGATTTTTGTAAACCCACGACGTGACTTGTACACGTACTGTATCTTACCTTTATCATCTTTCATCCGCTTTAACTCAGGGTACCGTTGGTACAACCCATTGGGGAGCAGTATGCCTCCGGCATCGACCGAAATCACACCGTCACGCCCCCACTTCTTATACTTCTTCTTGCTCATGGACTCGATCAGTGAAGACCCAGCCCACCACAGTTCAGGTATTTTGGGGTAAGTACTACGGTACACATCTACAATCCGCTGCGCTTCATCGGCATCTATACCAACACCAAACATCTTTAGCTGTGCTTGGAACTTAGCAGCACCCATCCCGTAGCCACTACCAAGAATCGTGGTCTTACCCACGAACCGCTCACCCGTGTCGATGTCGGCTTCGTCTTTGCCGTAAATGGCTGATGCCATCTTCTTGTAAACATCTTCCTGTGCGGCAAACGCATCCACCAGATCATCCTGCCCCGCGAACCACGCCAGCACACGTGCCTCAATCTGAGATGAGTCAGAGTCGATAATCACGTGCCCCTTGGGTGCCAGTATTGACAGCTTCAGCTTGTTGGCATTCTCGCCACGCGACGGCAAGTTCTGAAAGTTCAGTTTGTCAGCGCCGCCCCAGCGCCCGGTGTGCGCCGCGTAATAAGAGAGGGGAACTGGTATCAGTCCTCGGCTGGCGATCCCAAGGAACCGCTCGGCACGGGTTTCCTCCAGCGTGGTCTTATTACCCAGCCGCGCAGCCACAAGCGCCTGCACTCGGTCATCGGGGTGTTCAGCTAGCGCCTTGAACTCCTCATCATTTTTAGCCAGCGCCAGCGTTTCTTTGCCGGTGGTTGGGCTAATCTTGGTCGGCGGCTCAACCCCAAAATTACGTAGCAGCTCAGCAAACTTCGGGTTGCTCATCAGATCGTCCCGGGTCGCCCCAGCATCCTCAAGCAGTTTGGCTTTGCGCTCACGGACATTGGCAAGGTGCTCTGTGACCAGCGACGTGTCCAGCTCCAAAACCGGCTCTGTAAACATCCTGATGGTTGTGTCAATCAGGCGCAGCTCCGATTTCTTGAAGTTCGGTAGTAATGTTAGAAACAGTTGGTATGTGAGGTCGACATCCTGCACGCAGTAGCGGGCGTAGGCTTTAAGCTGCTCAACGGGAAAATCATCGCGGCGTAGCCCCTTGGCATTGACCACCTCGGTGCCTTTCTCGCCCAACTCATAGTACGCCGACAACTTGGCAAGGCTGTTGCCGACCTCAATACCGTGAATGGCGCGCGCCATGCTCAACGTGTCAGCGATTGCCTTGGGTCGGATATCCAGCACCCAGTTCAATATGGCAGCGTCGAACATGGCATTGTGCGCCACGACCATACTATCTGCCCAGTCATACTCAGCAACCAGTTTGGAGCGCAGGGCTTCGTGCGTACCCGAAAAGAATCGGGTTTTTTCTTCGCCCCGCTTAACCGCAACCCCGATTATTTCAAACCGTGGGTCGCGGATGTACTCCTCAGTGGTTAGCTTGGTAAGACTGAAATCGGCAGAGTAGTAGGTCTCAAAGTCAAGCGTCAGTAAATTCATCCAGCAAACACCGACGACAACTCTTCGTGCACCCGCTTGGCTTCAGCCAAACTCAGGGCAATGTCATTGCCGTTGATGCTTAAAGTAATCGCGGCTTTTACCGATACACCCTTAGCTGGCGCAGGAACCTCAGCACGTGGCACGAGCGGCAACTCGACTTGCGCTTCATTAACCTTACGCTGGCGCAATGGGCTATTCTTCAAATTCTCCAAGCTGTTGGGATGCATCCCGCGCTTGGATTTGTTTTTAGCCTTCATGCGCTTGGCTTTGCGCTCAGCCTTTACTTTAGCGGCTTGATCTTCCGGTGCGAGGTAATAGGCATACGTCGGGCAGTCGCGCCCGTCGATAGATTTACCAATTGTCGGTACCCGATTTAGCCTACCTTGTTTAAACAAAGTATTTAAGCAAGCAGAAATTTGCCCTTGGTTGCGTTTGGCTTTTTCGGGAAACGCAGCGGTAAACAGGTGCGTAAACTCAATGCCCGTGACGTGGCTTTTTTCTTTGACTGTAGCCAAACACCAAAGGGTAAGGCTATCGGTACCAGCAGTTTCTTGCATGGCGTTGTTCTCCGTGGGTTGGGTTGATGGTTGGTCATTCGTTGGCTCTTCCCAACTGGCTACCACCTTAGCCATTTCATCGCGCATGGAACCCATTAGGATTCTCCTTCTCTAAAAAAGCGAGCAGTTCCCCGACAGAATCGAGATTCTGCTCATTGACGACGAGGGTGTAACCCCCGCTCTCTTGGATCTGCGCCAAGTTTTTCAACTGAAGCGCAGTCGGCTTGTTACCGCCGGACTTGCACTCTACAGCAAAAAATTTGCCGTTGCAACATCCGACGATATCAGGCACTCCTGATGACCCGTATCCACCCATCACTGGGTAGAACCAATACACACCTGCCGCCTTGAGCATGGCGACGACTTTGACCTTAACTTTTTTCTCAGGGGTCATAACTCAACTTCGTACGGCACACCACTGACGCGAACCCCAGTTTTTAGCTTATCCCTCAACTTGTTTAGGTACCACAACGACTTGTCCAGATCTTCGATGCCGTTTTTCTCCCACATCCGCAAGAGATATTCCAGCGCCCGATCCCAGTCGCTCCATTGCTCATGGGGTGTGCCAAGCCGCTTAGCTTTTTTAGCTAGCGCCTGCCGTAAATCATAAACCTCAACCCCCGGCATCAACTGGTAATGCGGTGGGCTGTTCACCATGTCGGCATGGCTCGTGCCGTTAAATCCGTCGCTCAAAATTTTGCCTCCCCAAATTGATCAAGATTAGTCTGCCCCGATTTCTGTTGCTGCTTCTCCCACTGGCGGTGGGCCTTCACTAGCTCTTTGGGGTTCACGCGGATAAATGGATTCGTAGGATAAGGCGAGGATGCCTTCCAGTGCTTGTCGTAGTCGCACGGCCTCATCCAAGGCTTTATCCAGTCGGTGTCGTAAGATTCTGTTTTCATTTCTTGCGTCTCCTAAAAGTAAATCCAACTCCCTGAACTCCTCATCAGTCGGCATGGTCGTTGCCCCTTTCTGTGAATTGGTTGTCGCCGCGCTTGGGTTTGTAAACGCGTTCTTGTGTAGAAAACTTGTGCTCACTTGAGCATTCGTATCTGCGATATTTCCACATATCTTTTTCGCTTGGGCGCTTACGCACTTCCAAACACTTAGCTAACTTGCCACACTCGGGGCATGGGAAAAACGCTGTCGCTGTAGCTGTCAAAGGAACCCCCCAATTTGGTATAAATATCCAACACAAAATGCAAAAATGCCAACCGCCAAAATAAACTTGATGGCGGTAAGAAACCACCAAATAAAACCTTCCACCATGTCTACGGCATTCAGCCAAACCCTAGCGCGTGGCTTAGGTAAATCATTCATCATAATCATCTCCTTCTTCGTATTTACGACGTTGCTCTTTTATAACCCGTAAATTTTCTAGGTAGCAGGTGCATAAAGTTTGCATGACGCTAGCCATCTCTACTTCATAAGCAAGTGTTACACGTGCCAACGAATTAATAAGCACGTTCAATTGCTCATCACCCTGCCCCGACACGTTAAGCACGATGTCGACTTTTCTATCCAGCGACTCACGTTCCTTGCGGTCGGTTAGGCGCTCATGTCCACTTGGTAAATCACTCACATCAACACCGCCCGTCAATATCTTCGCCAGTAGTGGCACGACGTTCTTCTTCGCGCACGTAGTCAACCAGCCGCATCAGAGCTTCGTAGTGCGCGGCGTCTTTGAGCATCCAGCCTAGCCCACCAACGTGGGCGGCACGGGCGTAAATACTCTTTGGATCAACCTTGGGCACGTAGGGTTCAATCATTTTCTACCTTCAACTTAGCCTCGTACTCGTCCCAAACTTCGCATAGCAAATCGGCGGCTTGGTTCATTTTGTGGATAAGCGCCCGGTGTCTGTCTTCATCCAGCGTTTCGGCGTAGCCACGTAACCATGCGCTTGTGGTCAGGAATTGCACCTTTTTAGCGTCGGTCATGTGTTCTTCCCCTTGAGCTTGGCTTCTACGTGCTCCATCGCCTTCTCTACGCAACCGCCAAATGTCCTCATCGCTCAGCCCAACCCACTCATGTTCGTTTTTCCCCGTTTCATCGACGCGTTCCTGCGATGTGTCGCTGTCGTGTACAGGTTCGTCAGGCTCGTAGCGTTTGGCTTTGTCCAGCCCCGCTTGGATAGCCGTCATGATGCCAAGCCGTGTCAACGCCTCCATTGCTTCGGGCGGGAAATTAAACATGTAGTCGGCGCTACCGTCGGCGTTCTCGCGTATCAGCTCAACCGAGGCTGTGCCAACTAACACTTCGCGCTCCTCTTGTTGCATTTCCTCACGTATCTTGGCAACGTCGGCATCGAGTGCCGCTTTGCGTTTCTCACGTTGCTCATCTCTTATATCGTCGCGCTCCACGCGCTTGGAAAGACTACTCATGCTACACCTCCAGTTAAAGCTGCTTGAATCTGCTTTAGTTTTTTACGGCGTCGGTATGCGTGGGTTCGCTCCAGCGGGGTCATACGTGGTGGTCGCTTGGCATCAAACCCATCGCCCAACTTGTACACGGGAATCATGTTACAGCCACGGGCATCACGCTCCCAGCCCTGTATATACACAACTTTCTGTGCCCGCATCGCCCGCATCCAGCGGTAGATGGTGTTAGTGTGCAAGCCGCTCGCCTGCTCCAACTCGGCCTTGGTCGCACCATCGTATAACTCTTTAATCATTGACACCAGCGCACGGGTTTTTACTTCGGTTCTCATTCATCCTCCTCCGCACGTTTCCAGTCGTCGTAACCCGCGCACCATGTCACCGGCAAACTGGGGTCGTTCAACAACACGCAGGACTCGTCTCGCAACTCAGTCGAACTTTCACCATACGGCACGAAACTGATATGCGTTTGTTTATATTCACACTCGTCGCAGTACTTTTCCGCGTGTTGAGTCCAAATATCTTGTATGGCAAACACTTTCGTCATGATTTACTCCTCAACATTTATCCAGTAGATGTCAGGTGTGGAGCGGTACCCCACGCCATTGACCCTCTCCCCGGGCTTTGTTATCTGCAATACGACAATGGCGTTCCTGATAATCTCAGGCAGTGCCATCAACGTAACGCGCTTTGCTTTAGCCCGATGGTACTTAGGCGGCTTAGAAAAGTCAACAATGTCAAAAGTACCATCGTGGTTATCCAGCACCCGGATTACATCCGATGCAACGGCGTTCACAGGTACACCACATACATGTTATTCCCAATCTTTGCACCGACGTCTTTGATACCCATATCGCCGACATTCGTAATCTGTAACACGTTAATACGGTCTTGTATCTCCTGTGGTAAGTCAGCGAATGTCGCTACTGTTTGTGGTTGGGTTCTAAAGAAACCACTTCTCCGGTCGTACTCTGATTCACCCTCGTGCCCCACAAATTCAACTCGGCTCTCAAGTATCCGCACAAAAACACGCTTGGGGTCGTAACCCTGAAGTTCATCAAGCGCGCTCTCGGCTTTGCGTACTTCGTCTGCCAAGTCGCGGAAATGCTGGGTCACAGGCTGATACCCAGTGGCAATCATGTTGCGAAACTCCGTTATCAACGCGTCGCCATCCCGGTCAATCCTGTGACGTAAGGTGCGGTCTAAGTCGCTCACAGCCTCAACCATCTCATCGAACGCATTTCTAATTTTTGAACGTGATTTATCAACCAACTGAGCAAGGGTTACCGGCTTCAAATAAGTCAGCGCATTCTTCATGGCGCGCTTGAAATCCGAACTTGCTTTTGTGTAGTAGTCCGGGTTGTGGAGGCTGTACTTTTCGTTGGCAATATTTGGCGAATGTAAGAGGTAGTCGCCGTTACCGCCGCTGGTACTTATCTGCCCAATGATTAATGACATATCATCACCGTGAAGAATTTCCAGCACGCTATATAAAGCGTGGTCGTGACCCATAGCACGTGGCGCATTTGGTGGTCGGAAAATAAATTCCGGGCGCTTGTACTTCAACTCTCGGGCAAACTTGTACAGTTTTTCGGTCACGGGCACACCGTCAAAAAAGTATTGCCAACCCGCCAACTGCGCTTCATCAAAAGCATCTGAGTAGTTACTAAATGCGTCGGCTTGGTTTCTCATGTGCTTGAACGCGTCAATCGTCAATTTTTTGTTGTCCATGATTTTCTCCTTGATACCAGTTCCTCAGTCAATGTGAATCGCCACACCGTTGGTCGGGTGGGCGCGCTTGTTGTCAACGATACACCACAGGGTGGGCACGTCGAATCTACCCCAGTTCGGCACCTCGCCGTCAGTCAGCACCACCACGCACTCGGGGTTGATGCGGTTCTCCCTCAGATAGTCAGACACGCATGACGGGTCAGTGCCACCACCGCTCTCGTGCTTGGTTGATTGTGCCAGCGTACCTTGCTTGTCACGTCCGTATACCTCGTGCTTGACCACCTCGGTGCCCCAGTACAAAAGGTCAACTTGTTGTGGTGAGACAGCCGCACACAGGCTTTGCACCTCGCTGAGAAACTTAGTCAGTTCAGCATCGCCAATCGAATACGACGTGTCGACGGCAACCACGATGCGGTCAATGCTCTCACTCACAGTGCTTGGCATATACACATCATGCTGTAGCCAGCGCCGTGCGGGTCGTGCCCACGTGGATACATCTTTACCGTCAGTGTAGGCGCAGATGAAGTCACGCAACTGCTCACGCCAGTCGACCTTCGGCTCGACCAGTGCACCCAAGGTTTGGGACGTCGCTCCCTTCAACTTCTCAGCCGCCATCCGACCCTGCCGTATCGCTTGGTCAATGTCTTTGCCGAGTTGCTCTCGGTCAGCATCGCTCATCTGCTCACCACTTTCCCAGTCGTGGTCGTCCAGTGAATCACCGCCGCTGTCGTTGTCGTCGTCACCATCGGACAGTGCATCAAACACCTGCTGTGAATCCATGCCACGGTAGTCCTCACTGAGCAAGCCGCCTTCGGGCAACCTAACGAACCCACCCGTGTCGTCGTCCAAATCTTTGATGATTAGGTTGATTACGTAGTCACACGCCATGTTGGACTTGCGTGGGTTCTGCTTCCACAGGTGCTTCCACAGAAACATGTGCTGGAACGCCTTGTGCAATGTCTCGTGCAGGATAAGACCGCGCAGTTCAGCGGCATCCAGTTTCTCCACAAACTTCATACCGTATGAACAATTGACGCCATCGGTACACGCAGTACGTACATCGTCGCGCACTTCGTACTTGCCGACCATCAGTAGCCCCGAATACTCAATCGTACTCGGGTGTCCCATCAGTTCAACGTACGCCCGCTCGACCCGTTGCTTTGCTGTTAACTTGTTACTAATCATGATTTACTCCTTGTTTATTCATCTTGCCCATAGTCGCCTTGGATGACGCCGCCCATTGCCGCCAACTTATGGACGATGCGGGTAGTAGCAGTCGCGCCTTTTTTATTGTCTTTACCGTTAATGGCGTCACCAATCCAGTCGAGTAGTAGGTCTGCATCACCCGCATCCATGCTTGCCAGTAACTTGGACTCTCGCGTCAACTTGTGGATGATTTCGTGACCTTTCAGTCCACTACGCATTTCATTTCTCCTCTCAGGTTAAACACGTTCAGCGAACAGATAGTTGTTATCAGTCGCCCACTTCACAAACTCTTTGTTGGTTGCCGCAATCGCCTTGGTCGGATTGTTCGGGCTCATCACGGTACGTGCAAACAAACCCTGTGCCTCTTTGCTCATGCGGTTGAGGTACGTCATGAACTTACCCATCGTAGGCTTGTCGATGCGCCTTGCGGCTTTAGATATGAGCATGACCGCTGATGCCGCACCGCTGGGTACAGTCGCCGTATCGGGTGACCGCACAATCTCGTCCCATGACGGCAAGTCGTTGTCCAACTTTATCATCGTTAAGATGTTGTGCATTGCAGGGTGACCGACCGTACCAGCCAACGCATGACACATGATGTCATCACCCAACGCCATCGTGCGCTCCACAATCAGACCAGCCTTCTCAAGTGAGCGTGGCGTGACAACTGCGGCTCGTACCGTGCGTGGGTCGTTGATGTACGGGTTCTGCTCGGGCTTCTCGTAATCCTCATACGACGCCAACATGTCAGGGAACTCATGTACCGCACCAATGACTGCTGGGTGAACACCAACGCCCACGGCGTAGTCAATCCACTCTTCGGTATTGTGCTTACGCACCTTGACTTCCGTGATACGGTTGCGAGCATGTGGTAATACGTTGTCACCCAAACCCTCGCTCGACAGGTTAGTCGTGGCGAACACAACAGAACCCTCAGCAAGTTTGTACGTACCCAACTGGCGCTCCTGCATCAGTCGCAAGCATGCGTTCATCACGCCGCCCCTAGCCTTGCCCAACTCGTCGAGCATCATCACCACGGGCTGGTCGGGCAAGTGGATGCCAAACTCTTCGTTCGGGATGAATGAGCACACCTCGTTGCCGTCAACCGTCTTGATTTTGGGCACAAGAAAGTCACCAACATCTTTAGTCGTGATGTCGACGTAGCAAAAGAAATGATTCTTAAACGCTGGTCGCTCACGCAACATCTTCAGGATGCTGGACTTGCCAATACCCATCTCGCCTTGAGCGAGCACAGTTTGCTTGTCACCCACTGCCTCAATCAGGTCAGCGGTTTGCTTCAAAGAAAGTGATTTATACATAGACATGATTTTCTCCAGTTAAAAACAAAAACGCAAACTTCATACCGTATGAAGTTTTACCAATCAAAACTTACCCAGCAACGCATCGACCTTGCGCTTGGTGTTGTCACGCAACTCGTCCGATTCACGTAGCGTCTCGGCGTCCACACCTGATAACAAGTTAGACAACTCGATACGCATGGACTCAAGCCGCACGTCCTGATTCACGTTGAAGTGTTTCAGCAGGTTGCACAACTCGTGGGCGTTCTCGACCAGTGAGTCGCGGAATATCTTGCGCTTGCCGTCCTCGGTTGACTCAAGGCGCTCAGACATCTTAGACAGCACATCATGTAGCCTGTCCCATGAATCGCGCATCGCTTGCTCGACACGGTTGGTAATCGCTTGCTCGTACTGCGCTTGCAACTCACGCAAACCCTCGTCGCCAATCTCGACACGGAAATCGCCGGACTGGGGCAACGGCTCGATGGTGTAGCCAAACCCAAACTTCTGCTCGATTTCCTCGCGGGTTGGGTACTCGTCACGGTCAAACAAGTCACCCAGTGAAAACGCGGCGGCGCTCACAAGGTTGTCATACTCGTTAAGAAATTCATGCACCTTACTTACGAACTCGCGCTCGAACTCCACCAGTTTTGCCTTGTAGTCAAACATTTGTGAGGCGTTCAGTATGCGAGCGCCATTGTCCGACCACGGTTGCGTCACGGTGTAATGCCATGTACGCACAGCACCTGCCACCTTGTTGATGGCGTCCAACTTATCGGTGCCAGCCAGCAAATTCTTGTGGTAGTTACCGGCTCGGGTCTTGGTTGACTTGGCGGCATCCACCTCTTGCGACACGCGCTTGTCCAACTTGCGCCCCGACCACACGCTTAGCGACAGGTTCACCAGCACAGCGGACGACGACAGTTTAGACACTACGTCAGGGTTCAGTTCAAAGTTACTCATGATTTACTCCTCGTTGAAAAACAAAAAACAAACTTCATACCGTATGAAGTTATACCGAAACACACAAAACATTTACCACATGAAATACATTATAACAGATTTACACATGGTAGTCAACTTCCTTGATTTCTTCCCAGCCAAAACGCTTCAGGTTTTGCATCATGTTTGCCTTGTACGTCAGGTTGTACATCATGATGGCGGTACGTTGTGACAATCCACGCCACTCGATACGCGCACCGTTCTCTGTCTCCAAATAAAACATGTACTTATTCATTTGCTTTCTCCTTGTAAAAGTTCATCGGGCACTTCCACCTCGTTGCCCAGTTTGCTGGCGACATAACAACGCATGGCGGCGATTAGTGGGGTTGGGCCTCCTTCTGTTTCCCATCTGTCTTCAGCGCCTTTCCACCATCCAATTCTTACGGGCACTTGTCCAACCTTTACGCCACCCGACCACCAATCATTACCTTTCAGGCAAAGAATAATCTTCTCCCGCTCAATAATCTGCCCACCTTGGGCCCAGTAGGTTGACGGGCTGTAATGGGATACAGAGTCACCGTCATCGCGTACATATATGTTGCGGGACTCACGCCAAACATCTTCGCCTTCCAGCCCAGCCACCGCCCAGTCGAGCGCGGCCCCTCTTAGTTTACGTGTCATTACTTTCATTTGCTTTCTCCTTCCAAAAGTTCATCGGGTACTTCAACTTCATCGCCCAACTTGCTGGCTACATAACAACGCATGGCGGCAATGAGTGGGGTTGGGCCAGTCCCTCTTTTCCACCCATCTGTACCCGTCCACTCTTTATGGTCACTCAAATAAATAGCAATCTGCTCCCGCTCAATAATCTGCCCACCTTTTGCCCAGTCGGTTGAGGGTGTGTAACCCTGTTCCAAGGTGAACCCAATCAAGTCGTCCATAACGCCCTTGCATTTCACCACCGCCCAATCAAGTGCGGCTCCGCTTAGTTCATTTGTTTTGATTTTCATTTCACTAACCCACCTTTGTTGTTAAGACCTGTTAAGTCGTTGTGATTTGTGATAAGCATGTAATTGGACTTGTGCATTGGTGCAATCGTCCAACCCTTACGCTCTTGCCTTGCGGCTTCTTCGCCACACATAAGGCACCGTCGGTAACCCAATGCGGCTCGCTTGGGCGGGATGTCGTCATGACAATCCACGCACTCCATGACACGTCGTTTGTATGCACTAATCATTTGACACTCCTCAGAAATAAACTTCATACCGTATGAAGTTTCACACTAACTCTTTATCAATCAACCCAACGGCACCAAACAGTTCCACTATGCACATGTCAACAGTACTTAACACGTGCGTATCACATTGTGGGTGTAATTGACTGCGGTGCTTGCTTGTTGTGCGGCTAACACGTGTGCCGTTTTCAAACCACGCATCGGTCGCAGTGTCGTATATAAATAGCGGGTGGTGGTTGCCGTACGAATACACAGTGAACCGCGTATTGTTGAAGTTCCACGTGCCCCACGTGTTGTTGCCCTTGAATTCCTTGCGGCTCTTAACGAATTCCCGCGCACTCCAGTTTGCTACTCGTTTCATGATTTGCTCCTTATCAGATAGATTTGACGTTCATGAACGCCGCTTGGTAGGTGTAGTCGCTCACAAATGCACACGTGGCACCGCTCTTTGAGTCGTACCGACTGAACTCGGGGAAGTGGCACGCCACGCGGAACGGCAAGCCCATCTCGCGTCCGACTTTGACTATCGCACCCCGAAAACTCTTGGCGTGTACCTTGAACCGGCGCACCCATGAGTAGTTAGCCTCGCCACCAAACGTGTCGGTGACTTCCACATAAAAAATCTCTTTGCTCATTTCTCACTCCTGTTTGTTGTTTATGTTTGTGATGCCGGATGACATCGTGTAGTGGTCGAGGGCTTCGGGTACAGATACAAATAAACTTCATACTGTATGAAGTTTCCTCAACCACTAACCGCTGTAATCCGCTTTTACCAAATTACAACAACTTACGATAGCCGTTTGTCGCTTGCTTTTTGTGCAAGCCTAGTGCGTTATCAGGGTCGTAGGTTTTGAGTCCACGTTGCAACCTCCGCTTGATGGCATCGGTTTTGTCTGCTTCGTTCTTTCATCGACTCACTAACTACTTAGCGTCTACGTTTTCTTTTCGCATTAGCGCGTTCGGTCGGATTAGGACTTTCACGCACGGGCATTTAGGTAAGCGCGCACCATCCACGGTGCGCTTAGTTTTAGGCTTTGCTTCGCTTTGACGTTCGCGTTCGGTGCCCGTGGGCACACTACTGACTACTACATCATCACGCAGGGCTGGCTACCTGACGCCTATTCACCGAGGGAGGGGTCTCACGCGTATGTTTCTCTTGGTTGCCTGTGGGCTTCGTTGGCAACGCGATTCTGCCTATTTGGTTTCTACAACTACTGTGCAGCGGCGGCTTGTTTGCGGCGAACCCAAACTTCATACAGTATGAAGTTTTTTGCTGGGCTTGCCTGTGCCTGATGGATTGTTAAAGAGCGGTACAGTACGGACGATTTCCGACTGTTTTTATATTATAACAGGTTTACAGTGGTTTGTCAAGTTGGTGTACGTAGTGGTTTTTGGGATAATTTGCTCAAAATTTCTTGGGGGCGGCAAAAAAGAAAGTCGTTTAAAATCAACGGTGTAGGTGTGGTCGATGGGGTATTTTTCCATTTTTCCGTGAATTTTGGGTTTTGAGCGAGAGAACACGAGCGAGCAGAACTTCGCAAGAATTTCAGAGAACACAGGCACAAACTTCATACGGTATGAGGTTTGGGGAATTCAGGGTGTATATATATTTTTTAGAGAAAAAAAGAAAAAAAGGATTTTCCCGTGCCTAAGTGCTTGATTTTATTGGGGTTTGTTTTTTTCCGTGCTACAGAAAATTTGAGAAAAATATGCCAAAAACCCTTGCGTATTACAGATTGACAGTTTGGGCGTCCAGCAAGGAGGGAACTGGTATCACGTGGAAACTTCATACGGTATGAAGTTTGGGGTCGTGCCAAGGGCGTCCAGCAGGGAGGGAACTGGTATCGTGGGGCTGGGACGTCCAGCAAGCGAGGCGTCCAGCAAGGGGGGAACTGGTATC